ACTTTTGGTTCGTCGGGTTCATCAGGTTTTATCTCATCGTCATTAGGTTCATCAGGTTTTATAACAATAGGAGCAACAACATTTAAATCAAGAGTTTTAACCTTTTTATTTTTTTTAACTTTTGGTTCGTCGGGTTCATCGGGTTTTATCTCATCGTCATTAGGTTCATCAGGTTTTATAACAATAGGAGCAACAACATTTAAATCAAGAGTTTTAACCTTTTTATTTTTTTTAACTTTTGGTTCGTCGGGTTCATCAGGTTTTATCTCATCGTCGTTAGGTTCATCAGGTTTTATAACAATAGGAAGAACAACAGGTTTTATAACAATAGGAAGAACAACAGGTTTTACAACCTTTTTAACTTTTGCAATTTTTTCTATTTTAATTTTTTTGCAAGTACCGGTAATAGGGTCTCTAACCTTTCCTTCTTCACAGACCTTAACACATTTTCCAGTGACAGGATTTATTTCTTTTCCTTCGGGACATATGATCTCTTTTTTATTTTTATTAATCTTATTTACATTAGCCATTGGTTCTCTTGGAATGATAACGCGTTGTTTTAATTCTATATTTTCGTATGTATATAAATCGGGTATATTGTTTTTTACTGGACATTTTAATTTTAAATAATTGTATAAAGATATTTTTGTTTTTTCATTTTGAAAAATAGTTTTTAAAATAGTTTTTTCAATTAAATATTTTTCATATATAATCTTATCATTAATTCTTTTATTCTCATAATTAATGAAATATTTATCTTTTTTTTTAATACTTTCTAAATCTCTTTCATCAATATTTTTAAAATAAGCTTCTATATCACTTTTTAATTTTGGCATATCATTGGAATTTTTATTTGCTATATCAATAAACACTTTTTCAATATTAAATAATTTACTCATTTACTAATATTAAGGATAAAAATAATAATTAAAGCAATATAATATCTTCAAACATACTTTTATAAAAAGTTTGCAAACTTTCTTCGGGTTTCATTTGTTCTTCATAAAAACTTCTTGGAACATATTTTACAACTACTTTTTCTTTTTCACATACAGATTTATTACTATAATATCCTTGAATAATTAGCAATATACCTATAAATAAAAAAAATATAGCAATTGCTTTCATACTTAATAATACTAAATAAGAAAAAAAATAATAACAACTTTTACATACACATAATAAAATATATCTATTTGTGTCTATCGCCCCATACATCAACATTTTCAATACTTTCTTTTAGAGAACCAAGTTCAATATTAGTGCTTTTATCTTCGTCAATTTCTTCATTAACGGGTGCAGCATTTGAGGCTACCTTATTTTTACGATCTTCGAAAATAACGTCTTTATCATCCATATTTTTCTTATATTCTTTCATTAATGTATTAAGTTGTGTTTCCGAATATTCTTGATTTTCGAGACACTCTGGATTTGGTGACCAAGGACACCAACAACCAACCTGTGCAATATAAATATTAAACTTCGAATCAATCTTCTTTAAAAACTCACTGCGATTTTTTGCTTCATCAAGAGTATCAAATGTTCCACGAACCTTAATACCTCTCATGGATGTTACGAAGTTATTATCACGATGATAACTTTGTTCCAATTCTTCGTTATTTACAGATTTATAAAATGTATATTGCTCATTCATTTCTTTCGGGTCAAAAATATACGAATGATTTTCCTTGATATTATTGATCATATCTTCTGATTCTGGAAATTTTTCTTTAATACCTTGAAACAAATCTGTCATATCTTTTCCAAACTTATCAATAAACTTGCTCAAAAAATATAGGTCTTTTTTAACAATAACATCTTCTGGACTTAAAAAAGACAATAGTACGTAATTTTGACCACGGATAGGTTTATCTTCGTCAAGATAATCAGTTTCTTTTGTAGAAACGAGAACAGATTTTGCTGTTTCTTCCATATTTTCTTATTTCTATTTATAATATGTAATATTATTTAAATCTTATATATATTTAAAGTGATGGAATAATATCATAATTTAATTCTATACATATATTTTTCCATATCTGGTCTTGAACATATAGTTTTTCCCGACTTTTCAACAATGGGAAATATTTGAGATATTCGTTCAATCCAAGTATTTGAAAAAACTTATAAAGAACATAACTATATGACAAAAAATTCTTTCTATCTTTCGGACAATGTTTCAAAAATGGTGCTTGGATATTTCTAAACATACTACATAATCTTTCTTCTAATTCTGGGCTGAATTGCGGAGTTGGTATTCCATTAATTCTATTAATAATATAATTAATATGTTCATAATATTTATTTATTCTTAATCTTTTTAGAATATCTCTCATTTTGACATAACTTATACTTTTTAAATCAATAATTTTCTCTTTTTTTATTTCAGTTAATATTTTTTCAAAAATATCATCAGGAATATCAGTACTTTCTTTTCCTTGAACTTGATTACACCATTCCCTAAAATGATTAATTCGCTTATAACAAAAGTGAGATGTATCTTTAGTATTTTGTTTTAAAATAGGTCTATTTTGTTCAACTAATAACAATTCTTGATAACCGCACATATTACATATCATTATAGCATCTTGTTGCAAACATGTCATTTGATTATTACATACTTTGCACATTTCTATATTTTTATCTTCAACATTTCTAACATATTGCTTATTTATTATAGACATATATTTATCAACAAGTGCACTCTTATCATATAGCGTATCTTCTGTATTATTTGAATCAATATATTGATCTGTTTTATAATTGATCGCTTGCGTATCTTCGATAATATTGTCACATTTATCAGTTTCGTCGCAATTATTTATAGATATTGCCTTTGAATCTATATTGTTAAGAGCATCCAATACATTTATCGTAGTAGCAGAAACTATACTTCTTTTTTTCTTTGAATAATTTTTATATATTTTAGGTTGTCTGTTCAATAATTCATTTGTTGATACAATTGTATTTTGTGATTCTTTATTTTGATTATTATTTATATCTGATTGTTTATCAACTGTTTCGTAATATTGAAATAATATATAACTAGTATTTTTATAATAATCTATTTCATCATACGTATTTAACTCCTTAATACATAGTTTAAGTTCAGACTTTTTTTCTCGCAAAATTATAATCTTCGACCATAGCATATTACCTCTTTCTTTATTGGTTATTATATCGCATCTTTCTAATTCGGTAGTAATACCATCTATTTCACTTTCATAACTTGATAATAATAAATTATATTTTTCTTTTTGTTTATCACTATCACCGAAACCTTTTATTATATTATTATGCATAGCATCGAGTGTGAAAGTATCATTATTATCATTTGATATCTTTTTCTTTGACGATTTTTCTTTGAACATCATTATAAATATTTCATTAAATAAAATGTTTATATGATAAAAATATATATTTAAACTCGTTCTATCATTCATATTTTTTTCTCCTCTAATAGTATAAAGTATATAGCGTAAATGGGTGGTGGTCTTCTTCAACTAGTAGCTTATGGTGCTCAGGATGTTTATTTAACAGGTAATCCCCAGATTACCTTTTTCAAGGTCGTATATCGCCGTCATACCAATTTTGCGATTGAAGCTATTCAACAAACTTTTAACGGTAATCCTATTTATGGTAGTACCGTAAATTGTCAAATATCGCGCAACGGCGATTTAATCAATCGTATGTATTTACAAGTAGATGTAGATAAACGCGTTTCTGGTTCAGACACAACATATGTTAATTATCTTGGACTTCGCTTAATTAAATCCGTTGTTATAGAGATTGGCGGACAACAAATTGACAAACATTATTCTGATTGGCTATATATCTGGAATGAATTATCTTTACCTCTCGGTAAAAGATATGCTTACGATACTATGGTTGGAGCCGATAAAGATATAGTTTCAAATACTGACACTACTTTATATATCCCACTCGAGTTCTGGTTTTGTCGCAATGTTGGATTAGCATTACCTTTAATCGCACTACAATATCACGAAGTAAAAGTTAAAATTGATTTTGAATCTAAAGATAAATGTTTTTGTTCAGCGGCAGGCGGTGCTCCAATTGTTGCAAATATAGAAACCGAATTTCCAACAGATCTTAAAAATGTATCATTATGGGTGGATTATATTTTCCTTGACACTGATGAACGCCGTCGTTTTGCTCAATTATCTCACGAATATTTAATTGAACAACTTCAATTCACCGGAACAGAATCTCTTTCTTCTGGAAATAATCGCATTAAATTAAATTTCAATCATCCTTGCAAAGAATTAGTATGGGTCGCTAAAGTAGCCGGCAATACTACATCTGTATCTCGGTGGTATGATTATACCGATGGTGATTATATTGATACGGTGTCATCTGGCGTTCAAGGTATATTGGGTGGTCAATTGAAATCCGAAGATACTTTCCAATCTGGAACATCCCCTAATATTGAAGGTAAAAATCCATTCAAAGACGCTATTCTTCAATTAAATGGAAATGATCGTTTTGCTATACGTAAAGGCGCTTATTTCAATTATGTCCAACCGTATCAACATCATACAAATATCCCTGCTAATCCAGGTATTAACGTATATTCATTTGCTCTTAAACCTGAAGATCATCAACCAAGCGGAACACTTAATATGTCTCGTATCGACACTGCGACACTTATGGTTAATGTAACATCAGCCATTAATTTTACCGGGGGTACAGGAAGTCGTGTTGCTACATATGATGGCATTAATATTTATGCCGTAAATTATAACGTCCTTCGTATTTTATCTGGTATGGGTGGTCTCGCTTACTCCAATTAAGAATATTTATTATTATATATATTATGTTATTGTGTAATATAATAGTCCTTTTTTTTTTCTCCTCTAATAGTATAAAGTATATAGCGTAAATGGGTGGTGGTCTTCTTCAACTAGTAGCTTATGGTGCTCAGGATGTTTATTTAACAGGTAATCCTCAAATTACCTTTTTCAAAGTTGTATATCGCCGTCATACTAATTTTGCGATTGAAGCTATTCAACAAACTTTTAATGGTACTCCTGGATATGGCAACCGTGTAACATGTCAAATATCCCGAAATGGAGATTTAATTCATCGCATGTATTTATCCGTTGATATGTCTGCAAATACTACTTCTAATTATTGTAAGTATTTTGGTCTCCGTCTTGTCAATTTTGTAGAGATTGAGATTGGTGGTCAAAAAGTAGATAAACATTATTCTCACTGGATGTATATATGGAATGAATTATCTCTTCCTAAATCTAAAAAAGATGGTTATAAAAAAATGGTTGGTGCTTCTGGAGGTGTATTAAAAGATATTCTACATGTTCCTCTTGAATTTTGGTTTTGTCGTAATGTTGGTCTTGCTCTTCCCTTAATCGCCCTTCAATACCACGAAGTTAAAGTAAATATTAATTTCGAAACTAACGAAAACTGTCGTGGAACTGCTGCTGTGGTAGGAGCCCTTGGACCAGCGTCTCTGTGGGTTGATTACATTTTCCTCGACACTGATGAACGCCGGCGTTTTGCACAATTATCCCACGAGTATTTAATTGAACAACTTCAATTTACGGGTGCGGATAATGTTATTGGTATAACAAACGCTGGAGGAACACAAATGAAACCCAAATTATCGTTCAATCATCCTTGTAAAGAATTAGTATGGTTTTGCGGAACCAAGTTCCATGATTCTGATCAATTTGAAAACAATAATAACTGGGCTAATTATTCAACAAAAATCTTGAGCGGTAGTATGGAATATACCCCAACATCAACAATAACATCGGTTAATCCCATCGCCAAAGGTAAGTTAGTTCTCAATGGGAATGATAGATTTTCTGAACGTCCTGGGTCATACTTCAATTTAATTCAACCATTCCAACATCACGAAAACGTTCCTTCAAATCCAGGTATCAATGTATATTCTTTTGCTCTTAAACCGGAAGAGCATCAACCAAGTGGAACACTTAATATGTCGCGAATTGATACAGCAGTTCTTAATTTAGACTTTAATGCTATAACTGATAGTAAAACAACCAGTTTATATGTTTATGCTGTGAATTATAATGTCCTTCGTATTTTGTCTGGTATGGGTGGTCTTGCTTATTCCAATTAAAAATATTTATTATAATATATATATTATGTTATTGTGTAATATAAATAGCCCTTTTTTTTTTCTCCTCTAATAGTATAAAGTATATAGCGTAAATGGGTGGTGGTCTTCTTCAACTAGTAGCTTATGGTGCTCAGGATGTTTATTTAACAGGTAATCCTCAAATTACCTTTTTCAAAGTTGTATATCGCCGTCATACTAATTTTGCGATTGAAGCTATTCAACAAACCCCAACTGGAAGTAATTCATTAGGTTCGCGAGCAAGTATTCAAATTACCCGCAATGGCGATTTAATTCATCGTATTTACTTTAATGGTAAAATCAAAAATACAAGTTCTGACCTTGCTGCCGCACTCGTTCCTAATTTTGGTCAAAAACTTCTTAAAACCGTAGAATTAGAAATTGGCGGACAACGTATAGATAAACATTATTCAGAATGGCTTTATATCTGGAATGAACTTTCTCTTCCGGTTGGAAAGCGCGATGGATATAATGTTATGGTTGGTGCTAATAGTACAAACTCTTGTACAAAACTTGACTTCGGTTTATCATATGAAGTATATGTTCCATTAGAATTTTGGTTTTGTAGAAATGTTGGTTTAGCCCTTCCTCTTATTGCCCTTCAATACCACGAAGTAAAAATTAATATTGAATATGAATCTATGGTAAATTTAGTTGATGATACAGATACCAATTTATGTTTTGGACAAGATATATTAAACGGATGTACAAATGGTAATAAACGTGTTGGTAGTGAGGGTGTAGTTAAAGTAACTACAACGGAAGGCAATATTACCTCACTTTTTGCAACAAATCAAAAAATAGAATTAACAGAAGCCGTTTTATGGGTGGATTATATTTTCCTTGACACTGATGAACGCCGTCGTTTTGCACAATTATCTCACGAGTATTTAATTGAACAACTTCAATTCACAGGAACTGATACAGTAACCGCAAGTGCCGAATCTATGAAAAGTATCCGTATGAATTTCAACCATCCTTGCAAAGAATTGGTTTGGGCGGTTAAATCATCCGCTGATAGTGCCGGAGTTAAAAAAGTGTTTTGGAATAACTTCTCTACTGCTAATATCGATGCAGCTACACACGATACATTAAATAACTATGTTTCATCAAAAAATCCTATAACACAAGCAAAGATTATGCTTAACGGAAATGATCGTTTTGCTACACGAAATGGGGATTATTTCTCTCTTGTACAACCATATCAACATCACGAAAACACACCTGATAAATATCATCAAGGAATTAATGTATATTCATTTGCTCTCAAACCTGAAGAGCATCAACCAAGTGGAACCCTAAATATGTCTCGTATTGACACAGCTGTTCTTTCAATGGGATCTATTGTTTCCGGAACTATACACGTATATGCTGTTAATTATAACGTTCTTCGTATTTTATCTGGTATGGGTGGTCTTGCTTATTCCAATTAAATTATACAACATAATCTTATTTTTTTCATAATAACAAATAATTATTTTTAAAAAAACGAGTACATAATTTATTTTTAAGATAATTTTATTAGTTTTAAGAATATTAATATAATAAATAAATTATGTACTCAAAATGTTCTATTATAAACTACATGTGTAAATCTTGTATATAATATCTTTTATGTTCTATATTATATAGAATGACTTCTTTAAAATAACCAAATATTGAACTAATATTTACAAAACCAATTGAAGTGCAATCTTTTGGTGATTTTAAAGTGCAAAAAAATATTATGTTCCAAACTCAATTGGTGGAAAAATGGTTCAAATTATAAAGAAGAAAACCGAAGTAAATGATGCCGATTGGAAATAAATATTCTATATCTAAAGATATTACTGAATATACATCTGGAAATGTAAAGTTTAGCAATGATGATTATGTAGAAGTATTTCAAATGGTTAAATGAAAATCTGTACACGATAATATACAAAATGGTGCTCTTACGAGATATGATGATAATAATGACCCCTATATATTTGATAGTATATATGATGATGAAAGATTACCATATTTAACTGTTGGAAAAATTGATGTAATAGGAACAAGTTATTATTTGCTTCCTGATAAATATAAGGTATTCGCAGATAAGTTTAAACCGTTTATAGATAAAGATTGTCCAGCAAATGGGTTGCATACATTTCCATCAAATAATGAAGATGATTTAAAAAATGTTGTTGAATGGTTAAATAACAACTCTAAATATGGTCATCTTAATCATGAAATAGAAGTAAAATGGAATAATGATAGAACCACTTTATCTAATTTTGTAAATAAAAAACACGACGATAAAATTGTTGCTATAATCATTATGTAAATTTAGTAGACGATGAAAAAATAGAAAATAAAAAATCTAAATCACAACAAGATAAATCTAAATCACATAAAAACAGTACATAATTTTTTTTGGGTATTTTATGGGTTATCGATATACCAATACATTGTGTATAATTTGAATTATAATCAATAAAATACATTGGAATTAGATATAAAATAAATGTATCGTATTATACTACTTAAGGAAAAACGAGTACATAATCTTTTTATTTTATTAATATTCTTAAAACTAATAAAATTTTCTAAAAAATAAATTATGTACTCAAAATGTTTTATTATAATTTTTAAATTTCTTCATCGCTGATAATAATATTTTTGATATATGGTTCCAAGATCTCATCCACTATTTTTTCAGGATTTATTTCATCATAATTCATTAATATTTTTAGTAGTTGTTCAGAAAATCCAGATACCAAAACTACACCATCTGTATCACAATTTACTGGAAATGTTTCTTTATGGTCTGTACTTAAGTTCCAAAATATAAATTTTGGAGGTGTATATCCACTATTTAAAAACATGTTTTTGATATATTGATAAACTGTTTCAATAGACATTTTCTCATTATCAGTAGAAACATTATCAAATTGCATATCAGTAAATACAAATAGTTTTTTGGGCATATCTTCGTCTTGAATATTATTATCATTTCCAAAATTAATAATTTTTTCACAACATTTTACAAAGTCTGTAGAATATCCACAATTTATATTTTTTAATGCTTTATGCGATTCAAACAGTGATGGAATATATTCAGGATTATCTTTAAAAATTTCATCCGGTATTAGAGAAATTAATTCAGGACTTTCGCTAAAAGTAATAAACTTATTTTTAAACATACCTTCGCAACATATAGATGTAATTATTCCAAGCGATATAGCAACTTGTGCTGGAATACTTCCATTACTTGAAGAAAACATAGACCCAGAAACATCAATTATAGAAATGGAATTGCAAAAAGTACCAGACTTTTTAACATTTTCAACAATTGCTTTCCATTGTAATTCAATAGTTTCATTTTCTTTATATTCTTCTTCACCAATTAAATCAATATAATATTTTGATAATTCGTGTGGTAGAATACCTGTTATTTTAATTTCTTTTACTCCATTTCTAACATCTTGCAAATATTTTGTATATCTATCTCCATCGTGTTTCATAAAAGCGTTCAATAATCTTTTTGATGCTACACCTGGGACATTTTCGTATTTTATTTTATCCCATTCATTACTACACATAAGTTTTTCTACAATATTTATTTTTTTTCTCAAAGGAACCAAATATTCGTTTCTATATTTTTCCATTTTTTTTTCATCACTTTTTCCATATATTATAGTGGCTATCTTTTTAGCAAAATGTTTTCTTTTATCATTTCTATCATTTTCGCTTGGCGACCATTTAGCACAAAGTGATACTTTATCGTTTTTTTCAAGACTTTCTTTATCTATAATTAATTGTTCCGCGAATAAAGACAATTCTTTATAATTATCAGTTTTATAGATGTTATAATAAGATATATATAGTAAATCTTTCCAGCATCCATAATTATTTATATAATTAATAATATTCAGTTTATACGTATATGGTTTATGAATACTCAACCAAAGCATTGCCTCGCTAGAAACCTTTTTTTCTTTTTTACCATTTAGTCTATCGCGTCCATTAAAAATAATGGCTACTGTTTTAACAGGACTATCTTTCCAACATTTTGCAAGATAATCATTATTATCATTTTTACTAAGACCTCTCATAAACATCATAAAATAGTCAACGATATTATTAGATGTACTGTTTAGTGAGTTCGCACCATTTGCTGTAAGTGTATGATATATTTCACTCATTATATTTATAATATAATAGTTATTATATTGTTATATAAAAATATTGTTTTTAAATAAAAAAATAATTATAATAGTTTTTAAACTTTGGAACTTACAGATACAGCGGTGGCTGCAGCAGCTGCTAATTTACTTGCACTCAATGGAAAATGATGAGAGATTAGTTTTTGTAGAATAAAATAATTAATCTCTTCGTTATCTCCAACATTTAGGATTTTTTTAAGTTTATCATCGGGTAGGATAAATCTTTTATTTTCTGGTTTGTTAAGATTATGTTCTTTTACATATAGATTAATAAATCTTGTAATATCAGTTCTCGACTTTTCAGTTCCATATGGAACTCCTACGAAATCGCATAGTTCATCTGAAATTTTATTAGGTTTAGCGAAACCAGATGGAGAATTTTTGGCATTTTGTCTCTTTTTTTGTGCTTTCTCAATAATTTTTTGTTGTTTTTCATATTCTTTGCTCAAAACCTTTAGAAGAGAATGAAGTTCTTTAAAACTACCAGACAGAAAATTAACTTTTTCAACAATAGTTGAAAGAACATTGTCCGGTGTGGTAGGTTGTTGAACTGGTTGTACATCAACGACTACCGAAACATCTTGTTCTACGACTGGTGCCCCCCCTGTTTTTGTTGGAACAGGTATAGCAACATGTGTCGACGCAACAACCGGGAGGGTAGGAGCAACTGATTTATCTACAACCTTTGAAACGGGTACTTTTGCAATAGTTTTCTTAACAACAGAAGTTTTTTGCGAAATATCCGGCGAGGATGAAACAACGGCTTTCTTGGTGGTAGAAGATGAAGGAGGCATTTATTTATAATTACTTTATGAATACATATATATTCATATGTTTATATCATTTTACATCATATATTTTTAATTATATGTTTAAAACTAAAGCATTAATAAAAAAAATATTATAAATATTCATATAACCGGTTAAAAATATAATGTTATTATGATAAATCTCTATAGCATATATATTGAAGAATAATAACATAATATAAAAATGTGAAATAATTATAAAAATTGATTTTTTATAATATAATATAATATAAGATTAAACAACTTATATCATATAAAATGGATATTGACAATGTTATCAAAAATTTAAAAGAAATGTTAGTTGCACGAGGCGACGATATATCATTATTCGAGGAACACGAGGCATCGGTTGATAGAGATGAGTTTGAAAATGATAAAAATATTATATCTTTTCAAACATCAAGAACTACATTGATTTTTGCTTTGACAAAAAAATTAAGGAAAAATAGCATTGATGATCTTAAAGATAACGATGGTTCGATTGAAGAATATATTAAAAAACATGGTAATATGAAAAATATTATTTTGATATTTAATAACGATGTTATATCTGTTCCTATTATGTCGCAACTTAATAGATATGATAAAATGTTTCAAAAAATAGGAGGACAATTGCAATTCTTTTATACAAAACAATTAATGTATAATCCAACAAAGCATGAATATGTTCCAGAGCATATTAAATTAACAGAAGAAGAAACCGCTTGTATTATGAAAAGTAATATGATAAGAAGTAAATTATATATGCCAATAATATTACATAATGACCCTATCGCAAAATGGCTTGGGTTAAAACAAGGAGATGTTGTTAAAATTATTAGATATAATGAAAATAGTGGTGTTTCATTTTATTATAGATGTTGTTTCTAAATAAATATATATATAATTATAGAAGAGTATATAGTTATAAATAATGACAACAACAGTAGAATACCCTCAATATGTAAATACAAGAGAAAAACTAGACAAGTTTTATAATGCTTTTATTAATACAGATAATAAAAAATCACAAAAATATATACCTTTTTTAGAAAAAAGTTTTAAACATTATATACATAATAGAAATAATGATAATTCAATCGTAGATGAATCAAACTCAAACTCAATAACATTATTAAGCGTAAATAACTTCGCAGAACTACAATCTCAAGCATTACGCGGAAATATGAGGCACTCTGAATTATCTATATCAAATAATTCATCCCAAAGTAACAGTAATTCATCTTCTACAGGTTTTTTAAATTTCACAAGGAGGGATAATGATAGAGGATATACAAAACCTAACAGCACTGCAGATAAGTATATTATTGTCTTAAGCAAAAAAAGGAAAAATTTAATTTATACAAGTATTGAAATTATAGAAATTTTTATAAGTATTTTAGAAGCATATAAAAATTTTATTACAGAAAGTCAGGTAAAAAATATATCTATAAATAATATTACTGATATTTTCATAGTAAGTCAAAATGTTAAAAAATCACAAGATAGAACTCAAGATAATATGTCCGTTTATGTTAAAAAAAGTATAGGGTCTGGCGACCCAGGCCATATATTTCCAATTGAAAATACTCTATTTTTAATAATAAAGTCATTTGACAATGATATTATGCGAGATGATGACACTACTACAGATGAATATAATAATTTTTATAAAAAGTCTTTTAGTTTCAATGATAATAGAATAGCAGAAGTGGTACAAAGTACTGTATCAAATGAAGAAAGCTTATTTTCACCAGACGAAACTACATTAAATAAAAATACGATATTTTCAGGTATAAAAGTATCTAAATCAACTTCTGATAATTCTATAATGTATAACAACGAAACAAATAATATTAATGATTATAGCAACTTAAGCACTATTACCAATAGTGATATAAAACATAGTACTAATAAACAGTTATGTTCGGTAGTATTAAAAAACTTTTTATATTATTTACACGAAATTGAAGCGGTAAATCTTAATTTTCAAGTAAATGCTCTATTGTATTACTATAAAATTATGAAATGTTATTTATTAAATTCTGTTTATGCCGGAAATTATTTATTTAATACGAAGTTTATAAATGGTAAGACAGATACACAAACGGAACTGTCAAGCGTTATAGCAATAGACCCAATAATAAGTAATACTACAATGATAACTGATACATTTTTAAATACAGGGGCTACACAAACTGAATGGGATAATTTAATACGAAAGAATAGTATTATTAATAATACTTTAGATAAATTAACTAAAGAGATTGATGATAATATTCAAGGAAATAATGTTTCAAATAATTCTATTATACATCCAATAATATACCAAGGTTTTTATGTTAAAAAAATTAGTGATACTGTTATTGAATTATCACCTATTATATCACCTATTGTGAATGGCGAGCCTTCGGTAAGATCTTTTCCAAATTATTTACAGCAATATGATAGTAGTAAAAGCAATTATTTACAATTATTCAACAGTTCTGGTAAAAAAGATACCGGTTTATCAATTGCAGAAGACCATTTGGCTAACATTATCGGTCAAGATTCGGATCACATTATTAATAAAGATATAATAAAAGAATATCAAATAGAAATAAATAATAATTTATATACGATTGATAAAATTTTTACAGGTACATCAAATGGAATTAAAAGTATTGTTAGAATTCATATTTTAGCAAAGTTCGAATATACAAATGTGAATGATAGTACTAACACTTCTAAAATATTTAAATTTGAAAGGGATACATATGATGTTTTTAATGATATAGTTGATATTTCGCAAGAAAATATAGTTGATAAAAAACTAGACACGCGCGCAATTTTTAATCTGGA